ACCCTGAGTATTGTGGATTCTATAGTTGTGGCTGCTGTAACTAACGCTGTTACATCTGCTGCCTCAAGTGTTGTTACCCTAGCGAACTCCCAGTTTCTAACTTCAGCGTTGACTACTGTTGCTCCAGTTTCTTTGTCGGGCTTCTATTCAATTATCAACTGCGTTTTTGATAAGCCAACGTCAACTTTAGTTGCTTTGTCTGGAACTGGTGGTTCTACAGGGTCTATTGACTACTTCCAGTACATCAACGCAGACAGACTTCTCATGCAAAATGGGACCGCCCCCTCTGTCAGCCTTTCTGGCGGAGGAATCATCTACGTTGAGGCAGGTGCTCTAAAGTACCGTGGCTCATCTGGAACCGTAACTACACTGGGCGCAGCGTAACTAACGTTCTACTAGAATTTTCCCGAAAGGAACGACATTGCCTCCGAAGAAAGTAGAGAAGGTTGCTAACCCCGCATACGCCGAGGGTATGCGCCAGATTCGACAGAGCAATAAAGCCGGAACCCACGACAACCGTCCCAATCGGGAACGCAGTCGTAACGCCGAGATTCAAGCGTCTATTAAGCGTTCACGGAATGAGGAGTAATGTCCGAGATTAAATGGCACGGACCGTACAAGGGCTCTGACGAGCATGGCGGTCGACCTATCATGGTGGGCAAAAAGAAGGTCAACGGCAAATGGAAAACCGTGTCCACAGACGCCGCTCGTTACAAGTATGAGAAAGCCCACGGCAAAACGCTTTCCAAGAACACAGACGTTGACCACAAAGACAACGGGGGTCGTGCCGGTCACGATGCCCTCAGTAACTTGCAACAAATGAGCCACTCAAAAAATGTCGCTAAGGAAGACAGACGCAGAGGTAAGAAGTAGTGTGTAACGACACCTGTACTTGTGGCAAAGGAAAAAAATAATGGCTAAAGAAGTCTGGGACAAGAAAAACCCCAAGAAAAAGCACAAGGACTTGACCACCAAGCAAGAGTTGGCGGCAAAAGCTCGTGCCAAAGCGGCGGGTCGTCCTTACCCAAACGCTGTGGACAACATAGCTGTTGCTCGAAAGAAGAAGACAAATGGCAAGTGAAGCATGGCAGCGCAAAGAGGGAAAAAACTCTAAAGGAGGGCTGAATGAAAAAGGGCGCAAGTCTTATGAAAAAGCCAATCCCGGCTCTGACCTTAAGTCTCCCGTAAAGTCTGGCGACAACCCTCGGCGCGCGTCGTTTCTGGCTCGTATGGGCGGTATGCCCGGACCGGAACGCAAGCCCAATGGGGAACCTACACGTCTTCTTTTGTCGCTTCAGGCATGGGGAGCATCAAGTAAAGCTGACGCCAAGAGTAAGGCAGCAGCAATGAGCAAGCGTCTCGACGCAAAGAAGGGCAAGTAAATGGCTGCATCATACGAAAAGGGCAAGTACACCGAGTCCAAGGACAAGAAGAAGGACGCCAAGATGACCAAGGGCTTGTCGCCTAAGGAAAAGGCTGAGTTTAAGAAGAAGGACGAAGCCCACGGTGCTAAGGCAAAGCCTAAGACCATGCAGCAGGACAAGAAGATTGATGCCAAAATCATTAAGGGAATCAAGTCCAAGCGCAAGTAAAACTGCCTGAGTATACCCCGCCAAGTGCGGGGTATTTCTCTATCCTTAAAGTGTAGGTAATCCGTGCGGACCCTATACAGCCTCGGCTGGCTTGCGTGCCTCGAAAGGGGATTTGAATGTTTACCGCTACTTGTCATGCAGGCGCCCCAACATTCATCCCCGTTAGTGCAGGTGCCAAGTGAAAGATATCATCAGTGCTATTCAGCGCGGTGCTAACTCGAGCGCTCCGCACATTACTCGCGACTTGCGGAGACACATCCGCGAGCACGGCTGGGACCCCCAAGTGGTTTCCAATACGTCCGTAAATTACGACGGAGAGCGCTTCACTGCAAGCGTTGCTGACGGGTTCCAAGGTCAGGGGTTTGACCACGAGTACGGCACCGAGACTACGCCCCCCTCGGCAGCCATCCGTAAGTACGGAAAGCACGCACCAAAAGCTGAGCAGCACCTACTTCGCAATATCGCAAAGGAGTTGGGGTACTGATGTTTCTCCTAGATGAGGACAAGGCTCTTCGGCAAAAACTTCAAGGCATTGTCGTAGAAGACCAAAAAACCGGTGGAGCACCGTCGCGTACCGTGGGTGTTTGGTTTGGGCAGCCCGACCAAGAGATTAGGGCTCAGTCCTACCCCTACATCACTATTGACATGATTGGTGTAACTCGGGAGGTTGACCGCGAGATGCGCGGATTGGTTAGCCCAGACTACCTCGCTCCCGAGGGCTATGACCCGGCGACAAGCGGCTGGAGTATCCAGATGCCTATCCCGGTAATGATTGACTACCAAATCACCACGTACGCTCGGCACCCTCGTCACGACCGCGCTATTATTTCGCAGTTGCTCCACAACAACCTCCTACTTCGTTTTGGATACCTTGAGGTTCCTTACACGAAAACCAATGGCGACTCCGCCGTTGTCTTTCGTCGTTTGGATATCTCAGATATTGCAAAACGAGATGTTACCGAACAGGCTAAACGGCTGTTTGTTAACGCTATTACCGTCCGTGTTTCCAGTGAAATTGTTCAAGGAACCATAGACACGTTATACAAAGTCAACCAAATTCACGTCACAAATGTTCTGGATGTCCATGCAGGCACCCGCCCCGGTGACCCCACGTTTGTGGGTCCGGGGGAGTTCACCATATCCGCATAATACGTACCCACTCAGAAGCACAACCCTATTTAAGGAGAAAATATGACCACCGGTCGCCCCGGCGTTTACATTACGGAACGCCTTCTCCCCGCGCCTATTACTACCACAGCAAACGCTAACGCAGCGGGCGCTTGTGTCGGTGAGTTTGCGCAGGGACCAAGCACGGTGACCCTCGTTCGTTCTTGGTATGACTTTACCAAAACTTTCGGAGGTTACAACCTTACTTACCCCGCCACCATTGGCGTCGGTGAGTTTTTCAAGAACGGCGGAACTGAGCTCTATGTTCGCCGAGTACTCGGTTCAGGTGCGAGCCGAAGCACTATTATCATTACCAAAACAGGAACGGGAACAGCGGCAACTGTTACGGCAAAAGAGTACGGAACTAGCGGTAACGACCTCCGTGTCACCGTGACTCTTTCTCGCACGGTTAGCTCCATCAACTACTACAACGTTGTTGTCACTCGTGAGCAAACGTTGGGCAGCACTACGTCAAGCGTACTTACGGATGACGTCGTTCTAGAAACCTTCTACAATGTTCGTTTTGATGCCGCAACCGCTGGCGCTACTAGCTCTCCTGATTTTGCAGAGTCTGTAATAAATGTTGATTCTTCGCAAATTAGCATTGTTGTTGATGCCGCCTCCACAACCCCTATTGTTGGCACATACGCACTTGCGGGCGCTTCTGATGGAACCGCGCCTACAAAGGCGCAGTACGAAGGAGTCCTCAACGATTTTCTTTACATTAATCGCCCGCTCGTTATGTTTGCTCCTGAGGTACACCAAGTTGCTGCTTTGGGGTTGTCAGACGGAAGAGCCTTCCAAGTTGACCTTGCTGCTTGGGCAACTGCTAACAACGGCTTTGCGGTTATTGATACACCCCCCGCATTAACTGTTGGAACCGCAGCCTCTCCCGGAACCGTATTTACGCACTCCGCGGCTATTGGAGCCAAATCCAATGCAGCTGTTTACTACCCAAACATCTACATTGCTGACCCGCTGGGTCGAAGCGCTACGTCAATTCGCCTTGTTGGTCCTGCGGGCTCGGTAGCAGGGCTGTATCTTGCTACGGATGCTTTGCGCGGTCCTTACAAGGCTCCTGCTGGTATTCAGGCGGGTATTGGTACGGCGGTTGCTACAGAGCTTCAGTTCACCTCAACTGAGTTGGACCTGCTTAACTCTTATGCCACTCCTGTAAACCCTCTCCGTAACCTTCCGGGTTCTGGCGTGGTTGTGATGGGTGCACGCACCCTTCTGCAGGATGGCACGGCAAACCGCTATGTATCAATGCGACGTTCGCTCATCTACATCAAGAAGCAGCTGGAAGACATTGCTCAGTTTGCGCTCTTTGAGAACAATGATGAGCGCCTGTGGGCTCGGTTGCGCACTGCAATCGGAATCTTCCTCAACGACTACCGCAATCAAGGCGGTCTGCGAGGCACCACTCCTGCTGAGGCGTACTTTGTTAAGTGTGACGCCGAAAACAACAGCGAGACTGATATCGCCGCAGGCGAAGTAAACCTCGAAGTTGGCGTGGCTCTTGAGTACCCCGCAGAATTTGTGCTCATTACTCTCAGCCAGAAGACCGTGAGCTAACCTAAGGAGATATGAACTATGCCCACCGTCATTAATAACCGGTCGACACTTGCGACTGACCCGGTAAGGAACTTTAGGTTCCTCGTCACCATCAAACCCCACAAGATTACAAATGGTCAGTGGGGCTACGGCGACGCGGTAAACCTCGGTTTCACTTCGGTATCGGGATTGTCAGTAACCACTGACAGCATCCCTTACCGCGAAGGTGGTTACAACACCACTGTCCACCAGATTCCCGGACAGACCACCTTCTCACCCGTTTCCATGCAGCGTGGAGTTACGGTTGGTACCAAGCAGAACTGGAACTGGATGCGCCAGTTGTTCCGCACCGTTCAGGGCGGCACAACGGCGGCAGCGCAGGATATCACGGACAACTTCCGTGCGGACATTGAAATCCGCGTCCTGAGCCACCCCATTGCCGGTTCTGGAGCTGACGACGCAAACTCGTCGGCTGGTAACGACCACATCGTCATGCGTTTCAACGTTTACAACGCATGGATTACGAGCATCGCGTATTCTGACCTCAACGCAGGCGACAACGCCATCTTTGTTGAGCAGATGACTTTGGTTCACGAGGGCTTTGACCTCAACTGGGCACCCACCCTGAGCCAGAGCGCGGACACGTTCGAATAATCACCCACTAAATAAAAGGAGCACAATATGACAGAGAACACTATCTCTGCAAGCGATAACCCGGCACTTGCAAACGACCTTATCAATAAGGCGTTGGCAGACACACCGACAGAAGACGGTCTAAAAAAAGTAGACATCACTCCTCCTTCGGACAACCTTGTCGAGCTTCCCGGTGGGTACATTACGCCCACCGGGGAGGTCGTCAAGACCGCTGAGGTACGAGAGCTCACGGGCAAGGATGAGGAAGCCATTGCACGAGCAACTACGGTTGGTCGTGTGCTGACACTCATCTTAAGCCGTGCGGTTGTCAAGGTAGGCGATACGCCTGCCACAGAAGACGTTCTTGACGATTTGCTTGCGGGCGACCGCGATGCTCTTCTGTTGGGAATCTACAAAGCAACATTTGGAAACCCTGCCGAATTAAACGCATACTGTTCAGGATGCGAGGACTACAAGACTGTGAACGTAGACCTTTCTACAGAAATCAAATACCGTATTCTGGGCGACCCCGTAGGTGACCGTAAGTTCACCGTTCAAGGTCGTGGAAAAGAGTACACAGTTATTCTTCCCGACGGTCGTTGTCAAAAAGAACTGCTTACCAGTACCGATAAGACGGTCTCTGAACTAAGCACTATTCTTCTTGAGAACACCGTTTCTGAAATTGATGGGCTTGTTGTTTACAACAAGCAGGCGATTAAGAACATGGGAGTACTGGACCGACGAAAGATTGCAACCGAAATAACCAAAAAGAACCCCGGACCACAGTTCGAGGACCTTACGGTTACTTGTCCGGATTGCGAATCTGAGGTGGTGGTTCCGATTAGCCTCGGAAATTTGTTTCGATTCTAGAGCCAACCCATATGCGCTACTCCTTACGGAGTGGACGGCTTTAGCTCGAAGCTTTTCCGGGTGGACATTGTCGGAGATAAAAGAGCTCAGTCCAAGAGAACGTAGTAACTGGATAGCAATTGCTCAAGGTTACGTAAAAGGCTAGGAAAACCAATGGCTGGCAAAGTCGAAAAGATGGTCACAGACCTCACCTCTATCAGCGCGCTGCTGACGACTATTCTCGAGCAAGTCAAGGGCATTGGTACTGAGGCTGAAACCGCCTCTAGCGCGGTCTCTAAGGTAGCTGGCGGAGGCGGAGGAGCCCGAACTACTACGGGGGGAACAAGGGCGGGAACGGGCTCTCAGAAGCTGGGGCTAGCCTCCGTAGGCGGTGGCGGTGGCGGCACTGGGATGACGGGTGGGCGGTTAACGCCCACCTTTGGTGGGGAAGCCAAGCCCGCCAAGACCGGCGCTACGGGCATGGACCCCTTCCGCCAAACGCCAACGGCGGGGGCTCCCAAACCCACGCCCGGAGTTGGCGCTTCTCGTGGAGAACTTGCTGCCGGGTTTGCCTCTTCAGCAATTAGCGCTACCGCTCAAGGTATAGGCGCTGTCTTCTCAATGCTGCCCGACGTCGGCGCTGTAGCTGACCGTGCAACAAACTACTACAACGCCGCGGTAGCTCAAGGTCGCCCCACAAACCGCATGGCTATGCAAACCGCATCGGCAAAATTTGGCACGACCAAGACGGGTATGAGCGACCAAATCGCTGAGTACATGAGCCGTCAGGGTGTCACCTTTAGCTCTAACGCAAACTCACAATACGGAAAAACACAAACGAGTATAGCTAACGCCGTTAGTTACCTTAACATGGACCCCATGGCGGCAACAAAAGCGTTGACTGACCTCAACAGCGGAGGGACGTCCGCTAACATGATGCGCAACTTTGGCATCATGACGTCTGACCCCACCACAGGGCGGGCAATGACTCAGAACGAAATCTTTGAGCAACTACACCAACGGTTAACTGCAGGGCGCGAGCAAGCCACAGTAGAAGATGTCCAAAACAGTTACCTGCGCGGTAACCTTGGCGAAACGCTTAGGCAGTCGGGGTTGTCGGAAGACCAGCAGCAAATGTACTACCAGTTTGCGCTTCAAAAAGCTGGTGGTACAAGCATGGACCTCTCTAACGACGCTCAGATGAAGGGACTGTCCGCGGGGCAAACCGCTGCCGGTAATGAAAACCCCTTGGAGTCTTTGTACAAACAGAATCAGTCTAAAGAAAGCCTATTCCAAGACTTTGAACAGCCGTATATTGAGGGGATAAAAGAGGCTACGGGGTATATTCAAACGTTTAATGAAGTGCTAAAAATGCTTCCCGATGAGGTTAAGCAATTTAACGCAATGATTTCTACGCTTATGGGGGACAAGGGCATTGGCGGGCTAGTAAGCGCCATAGGTCCTCTTATCGGTGTAGTTGCTTCTCTTGTTATTGGAATAACTTCGGCGTTTAGCACTATCCGCGGCATCTTGAAAATGTTTGGCATTGACTTGCCGGGAGGAACTCCCAAGACCGGAACCCCGGAGGCTAAGCCCAAAGGTGGGGCTACGCCTAAGCCGGGGGCTTCTGCCCCAAAACCTAAGGGTAAAGGCGGTAACTTTTTAGACGATGTTGTTAAAAACACCGGTAACTTCTTGGATGACATGGGCAAGGGTATGGGAAAAATCTTGCCTAACCTTGCAAAAGGTGCGAGCTGGATTTCCATGGTCCTGTCCATGAGCGGAGACACCAAAAAATCAGATGCGGAAATCGAATCCCAGCCTAACCTCTTTGACCCTAGTACATGGCGATGGGGATTCCCGGAAGAAAAGAAGTCTTCTCCCACCCAACCCCCAACACAAATGTCCCCTATTCCGGGGTTGCCGAGTGGTCAAAACACCAACACAGGCACCCCGAGCTGGGTTCGCCCCACGGGTGGTCTAAGCAGCTCTGTTGGAACAGGCGCAACTACGCCAGCGCAACGGGGCAAGATGACCTTTATCATGCCCGCTAACGGCAAGATTGTTGATGGGTTTGGTCCCCGCAAACCCTTCATGACGGATAGTGGTCAGATGTCCTCATCTAACCACGATGGTATTGACATTGATGCGGGGATGGGGGCTACCATTGTCGCCTCCGCTTCCGGTACGGTCATTCACTCGGGTTGGAACGGCGGGTATGGTAACACCGTTAAGATTGACCACGGAAACGGCTACGTAACCCTGTATGCACACATGTCTCAGTTGGGTGCTTCAAACGGCGCAAAAGTAACGCAGGGGCAGCAAATTGGTAAGGTGGGCAGCACCGGAAACTCAACCGGTCCTCACCTGCACTTTAGTGTCTACCTAAACGGTAGAGCTATCGACCCGATGACCGTTTTAAGTGGCGGTGCGGTAGTCTCCACGGGAACGCCCGAAACGTCGTCACCAGCGCAGACAGCTTCGGCAATGGTAATGTCCCAAGACCAGATACTAAGCGGCGTCTCTGCTAAAACCCCAGACTTTGCCAAAGCCTCAGGTCTTACTTCCTCTGGAAATAGCTCTCGAGGAATGTCTTCGACAAGCAGGTCCAACTCTTCAAGCTCCGGTAAACGGGGCTACATGGGCTCCTCGGGCTCAGCCCCTTCGGGACGACAGAACGCAATGTACCTTCCAGATGCCAAGTCCGCTAAGACAGGCGACTCGTATGTGGCACAGGATGGTCCGGTAAACGTTCACACAGGTGAAGCAATTCTGACCTCCGCTCAGGCTGACGTTTGGCGCGACGCTATTAAGCAGGGCTACGGCGGTAGGGGTCGCGGAGGAAACAACGTGACAATTAACCTCACTATTGGTGAAGCGTCACAGGCGGAGGCGCAAAAATTTGCCGAAACAGTGAAGCGGTATTTAGAAGACGACAACCTACTTAACAACATGGCTAGGAGTTAACTGTGAGCTTTTATAGACCACCAACACCCGCTAGGTCAACGGTGGGGCGGTCGTTTTATAGACCCCCCACCCCCGTGGCGGCGAAACCACGGCTTCGCCCCCAGCCCCCGGCGGCAGCAAGGTATCAAGCAAGCATTATTGCAGGCGCTCAAGCACAGGCGGCAGCTCTTAGTTCCAGCAACCCAAACTACGGAACCGTGGTACAGCCCTATGTCCCTCCCGCCTCTCCGTCGTACACAATCCCCGCGGGTGACCCCAACGTTATCGAATACAACATCGGTATGCCCAAAGACGCGTATTATGCGCTTTACCAAGGAACCAAAAACACGTTCCAAACTACGATGAACATGAAATCAAGCAACGAGCCCACCACAGTCAACAACCCAAATCAACTTTGGACAAAAGCTGGTGGACATAAGGGAATGCTGCTTATACATGTTGAGCCGGGACAGGAAACCGTGTTTGACGGCACTTTCCCCGCGGCGGGACCTCAAGCGGCAAAGCGTTATGGGTTTCAGTTTCACTACAACCCAGAGGCTATCTCAATGGCGTATGGTGGTGTGCCTAACGTAGACTCAAACCTTGAGACTCTAGGCATGGAGAAGTTTAACCTTACCGGAGCCAACACTACGCAGAGCACCATTGCAATAAAGGTGGTCCTTAACCGTAAGTTTGACTTTAAGTACTACGATGACACGGGAAAGCTTAAGGCGTCGGCTCCTAAAAACCTGTACGCACCTCGCCAACCCAGCCCTACCGAACAAAGCGAGATATACAAAAAGGGCACTATGTACGACGTAGAGTTTTTGCTCGGAGCTTTGCTTGGGTTTAAGTTAAAATCACAACTTCGCGGTCCAATTACCTCCGATATTGGGTATATTTCAGCGCGGCGTACCCAGCTGCATCTTGGACAGGGCTTGCGATATTTAGGTTTTGTTAATAACTTTAGCCTTTACCACAGCCATTTTGACGAACGCATGGTCCCTATCTTTACAACGCTTGACCTTACCTTCAGTCGTCTACCCGATTACCCGAACGGATAGTGCCCGAATGATTTACACGGATAGCCGATATGCAGACGGCAACGTCTCGTCAAAATACGCCAATAAAGACTCTTCATACCACTTAACTATTCTTCGTAATTTTCCAGAAGAAAGTTCTCGGTATACCTTGTACGTTTGGCGAGAGCAAGACCGCATCGACCTTGTCTCTGCAACTTTTTATGGGGACGCAAGTCGGTGGTGGCACATTATGGATTTTAATCCGGAAATACTTAACCCCATGGACATCCCAGTAGGAACAATTGTGAGGTTGCCCGGTGGTCAGTAGTCTGGATGGGCATCGGGATTCCAGCGCTAAAAGGCGTTGGAAAAACTATTCTCGAGTTTCGTTCCCCACAGTGCCTTCGTTAAATGTGGTTCCACGTTCGGTAAAGCTTATTCAAAAGCAGTACCATCACGACATCTTAATTTTGACGTTTTCAACAACAGGGTTTGTGTGGTTCAATAACTTAGCCACGGGTGTCCCCGTTAAGTTTGAGTGGAAGCAGGACGGCGCATCTGCGGAGTGGTTTGGCTACGTATCTCACGTTTCTCGTAACGCCGGAAAACAGCGCGTGCAAGAAATGGAGGTACAGTGTGTGGGCGCATCGTACCCCCTGAAAGAGCGTGCAACTCGAGTTTTTGAAAACATGACCGTTCCCGAGGCTGCTCGAGTCGTTGCCGGAGAATTTGGATTTAACTTTATTGGGGACCCGGATTCCCGACGGTTTCCTCAACTAGTAATGGCAGGACACTCTTACTGGGAATGGTTGCAAGAGCAGGCTAAGCGCATTGGCTTTAGTCTCGTTATTGACGGAACAAACATGTACTTTCGAGAAATCGATTCTATTATCAATCAACAAATAACTTCTATTCCTAAGTTTTCTACTGGAAACCCCGTCTCTTTGACTGGAACAGAGTTTAACGACCGTACATTGGACTCTTTTAAGGTACTTAAAGGTGACTACATTGAGTCTACGGAAAACACCCGCACTAATAAGAACTCAGGAGGAGTAGACCCCATTACTATGCTCCCCTTTACCTCGGAACAGTCGCCGGGAGAATTAAAAGATGATTTACGCACAAAAGTTGGGGACGTTTTATTTAAAGAGTTCCGAGCAGACCAAGTTTCCAACAGCCTCCAACACAACGAGAGCGCGGCTCGCGGCACCGCTAAGATGGCAAGGTTTAACATCCCGGCACGAATTGTTGGTCAGGGGGACCCGAGAGTAAAGCCGTATGCCCCAATCCTCGTAGCGGGCACGGGGACTCTTACGGACGGGTATTGGATAGTCCGGGAAGCAACACATCTCTGGCAAAAAATTGGTCAGTACGAAGTAACTATGACCGTTGTCACAGACGGTCTTGGTAAAAACGTAGATACTAACCTTAGGTCGTCTAAGAATGGCGGGATGAGCACCGTCAACCTACAAGAGGCGTTGAGCCGTTCCGAGCGGGGCGGTCGGGTTACAGGGAAAAAGCCCACCCGACTAAACCGGTTTTCACAAGAAGTTTTTTTGGGAAATCAAGGGTTTGCGAAAACCCCAGCACGATGGTCATCGAAAGGTAAATAATGTTTTCTGCAAAAGTATCCGAGGCTGCTATTTCTTTTCCCTTTAGAATTGACGGTCAAGGAAATGTGGCAAAAACCACTAGCCAAGAGCTTATTTGGTCGGACCGCGTAAAAGGTGCCGTGGGAACTATCAGGGGGCAGCGGCTTTTCAGGAGCACCTATGGAACTGGAATTTCTGCCGCCTATATGGACACTATCAATGAAATGGCAACGGCAATTGAGGAAGAAATTATCCGCGTATTTACCGCTGAGTTTCCCACCCTCACACTAGACACTGTACGGGTAGAATTTAAAGAAGAGGCAAACATTTTGGACGTAGACATTCAGTATCAACTTCCAAACCAGCAATCAACGCAAACCAAGGTTGGTCTGGCTTACATCAACAAAAACGACATTATTCAAGAGGTTAACCTATGACAACGCCGGTAAACGCAACTCCGTTTTCAGTTGATTATACGAGTAGAGACTTTTACTCTTTACGTGAAGCTTTGATTGCCCGTGTCCAAAACCGGGTTCCCGAGTGGTACGGAAATGACGTCAACGATTTTGGCGTTGCCCTTATCGAGGCATTTTCGTACATGGGTGATGTGGTCAATTACTACGCGGACCGGGTTGCTAATGAGAACTTTCTACTAACCGCTACACAAAGGTCAAGCATTCTTGCGCTTGCAAATAGCTACGGGTATTCTCCGTCGGGATACCGGGCGGCTTCTTTGAGCGTTCGGTTTACTAACGCATCAACTACCGCCGACCTAGTAGTACCCGCAGGAACTCAAGTTCGTGGTTCGGTATCCGTGGGCGATTCCGTATACCAAGTTATATTTACAACAGCCACCGACGCGTCCGTGCTCAGAACAACAGCAGGTGTTGCTCCCCCAACAACGGTGACCGCTACCCATGGAGAACAGGTTGCCTTACGCACTGCTTCTGGGTACTCTTCTGATGGAGAGCTACTGGGATACTCGAACGGAACCCCCACACAGAGCTACCTTCTTAAAGAAAACCAAGTTGTAGACAGCAGTGTTGAGGTCTTTGTAAAAAGTGGAAACACCTATGAGCCGTGGACGTATGTGCAACATTTGACGGATTATGGACCGTATGACGCTGTGTTTACAACACGCTCCGATGAGGATAACTACGTTTCAGTTATTTTTGGTGACGGCGTCTCTGGAGCTATTCCTCCCTTGCACTTTGAAGTTCGCGCAAAGTACGTTGTAGGCGGAGGCATTATTGGAAACATCCCCAGCGCCACCCCCTTGTCTATTTACAAACTTCCTAATGGAACACTGACTTCAGTAGTTAATGCGGTGGTTGCCGATATCAGTGCCATAACAACAACGGAAGGCGTTGGCGGGTCTGAGCCTGAAAGCATTGACTCCATTAGGGCGTCAGCACCTAGGGCTTTTAGCGCCCTCAACCGCGCTGTTACCTTACGCGACTACAGCAACCTTGCCGTCTTATCTACGGGGGTGGGAAAAGCAAATGCTGTAGCGGATATCTGGAGTTCAGTAACGGTATACGCGGCACCGCTACTTGAAGACACCTCGACAGACCCCTTCCCTTTGTTTGATGACACAAATGCAACTCTAAACAGCACCTATTGGAATGCTTTTAGACCTCTTGTAGAAGCCTCACTTTCTCAAAAAACACAAATTGGTGTAACCGTTACGGTTGCCCCACCAAATTACGTTCCCGTAAATGTGAAGATTAGATACTCCCTTGCCCCGGGAGCTGTGGCGGCTCGAGTAGAAGCTGACCTTAGAGCTTCCATGGAGTTTTACTGGGCGTACTCCGGACGTGTGTTTGAAGAAGTAATTCATCCTGAGGATATAGAAACCATCTTGTGGTACACCTCGGGGTTGACAAACGTTCGCGTAGAGGAACTATACCGTGAAGGCGAAAGTGCCAGCCGTAAAGTTTTGGTAGGTTCTCCTAGCGAAATCTTCATGTTTAATACCGTAGAGTCCGGAACTTCCCGCACAGCTATTGTTGCCTACGGCACCAGCTCCGCGCTGAACGCCCTGTCTGTCAGCGGAACAGGGGTAAGCGGGTTTAACTCCGCCCTGTTCAACTACTCCCTGTCGGTTGGTGCAAGCACTGTGACTATCACGCCAACGCTTACCGACCCTAACGGCACAGTGACCGTAAACGGCACGGCTGTTGCAACCGGTGTAGCCAGCGGCTCCATTTCTTTGGGGAGCATTGGAAACGTAACAACAATAGTTGTTACACCTACCGCTGAAAACAAGGTCACTTCAAGCACATACCGACTTACCATTACACGTACGTCGTAGGGGCAGGTATGCAAGTAGACGGATACGGCAACCGCCGTTTTTACGGCATTTACCGAGGGGTTGTAAAAGACAACAAAGACCCTCTCGGTAAAAGCCGTGTCCGTTTGCAAATTCCGCAGATACTTGGTGTTGCCACCACCGACTGGGCGTGGTCTCAGGACACCAACGGTGTGCGTGTTAGCCCCCCAAATGTTGGTCAGGGAGTTTGGGTACAGTTCGAAGGCGGCGACCCGTCCTTTCCTGTTTGGACAGGGACGTTTGGCGTTAACGGTAATACCGTAAACCTTGCGCTCAATGACCTGACAGACGTCAACACCGCCGGAGTTACTAACGGGCAGACCATCGTCTATCAGTCTTCAACCAGCTCTTGGATTCCGGGGACAGCTACCGGCGGTGGCGGTACCCTTAACGACTTAACAGACGTCACTATTACCTCCCCGGCAACGGGGCAGACAATCAAATACGACGCCGCCACAAGCGCGTGGGTAAACGGAACAGTAAGCGGTCTTCCGGCTGGAGGTACTGCTGGTCAGATTCTTACAAAAAACACAAGTACTGATTATGACGCGGGGTGGTCAGACAACTACGCCGATTGGACCTCGCAAGTTAAGCAGTATGTCCGCGCTGGCGAAATCCTTACTAAAGGACAGGCTGTTTATGTTTCGTCTGCTGATGGAACCAACATTTTGGTATCCAAAGCATCGAATGCAACAGAAGCGTTGTCATCAAAGACAATTGGGCTTATTGCTCAAGACCTCAACACCACTGACAATAAATTTGGTTATGTAATCACCGAAGGTCTTCTCGGAGGACTTGATACCAACGCGGCAACTGTGGGTGACCCTGTTTGGTTGGGTGTTTCTGGCGCTCTTATTTATGGGCTTACAAACAAACCTATTGCTCCCGCGCACCTTGTATACATAGGTGTTGTCACCAAAAAGTCTTCGGGCTCTGGTGAAGTTTTTATTAAACCGCAAAACGGGTTTGAGCTACAAGAGCTTCACAACGTCCTTATTGGGTCGGGCTATAGCTCAACACCTGCTGATAACAATCTTTTGGCATACGACTCGGCAAGCAGCTTGTGGAAAAACCAAACAGGTTCTCAAGCAAACTTAGTCACACTGTCGGACACTGGCACTGTAACCAACACAATGCTGGCAAACTCCGGCATTACCTTTGGCGCTACGGCGCAGGCTTTGGGCAGCACTATCAGCAACATTGCTGGTGTGACCATCAACTCAACCACAATCCCATCGAGCGCAACTCTGCTTATTAGCTCGGATATAGGCTCAACGGTTCAAGCGTATGATGCGGACCTTGGGGCTATTGGGGCATTAGCGGGCACATCCGGTCTCCTTAAGAAAACCGCCGCAAACACGTGGTCATTAGATACCTCCACATACTTGACTGACAGTTTGGTAGGTTTTCCGGGAACTATTACGGGGGCTATTTACACCAGCACAGTTGCTCCAACAGTGGGCGTAAAAGCTGGAGACCACTGGCTTGACCCCGACACGGGAAACCTGTTTGTTTATTACGATGATGGAACCTCTAACCAGTGGGTTCAAACATCTTCTGGATTATCTGGCGGAACAGACATTCGTGGTCGAGTAGGGTCGCTTGAATCTCGAACTACCGACGTTGAGACGCTAAACACTACCCAAAATGGTCGGCTGACAGCTGTCGAGTCGTTAAACACTACTCAAGACAGCAGGTTAACAGCTGTTGAAGGTGTAAACACTACTCAAGATGGTCGTTTAACTTCACTTGAGGGGTATACACAACAAAACCTTAACTACATTATCAATTCTAGTTTTGATATTTGGCAACGCGGAACAACGGGTACGCCAACAACAGCGGCTACTCGTTATGTCGCGGATAGGTGGGAAACCTATAGGGCTGCTTATGCAGCTGGTCTAACTGTTTCTCGACAAGTTGCAACCGACGTAAGTTTACTTCCCAACATTCAGTACTGTATGCGTGTGCAAAGAACTGCGGCTAACGCTGCAACCGGCGTTATTTCTGCGGCGCAAGCGTTAGATACGATTAACGCTGTTCCTTTGGCGGGTAAACCAGTTACCTTGTCGTTTTATGCCCGTGCTGGTGCAAACTACTCTTCTGCATCATCTGCGCTTTCTGTATCAGTTCAAACAGGAACTGGGACGGACCAGCCACTTGGGGCTGCAACTCCTATTGGTGTTTTTGCGACAGGTGCAGCCGCCCCTATTTCTCAAACAGCTACACTGACTACTTCATGGCAAAGATTTAGTTATAGCGGAACAATTGCAACTTCAGCTACTCAAGTAGGTACGGTGTTTACTTACACGCCAGTTGGTACGGCAGGTGCTGCTGACTACTTTGAAGTAACTGGTGTGCAGTTGGAAGTTGGTTCTGTTGCTACTTCCTTCCGCCGCAATGCCCCAAGTATTCAAGCAGAGCTAGCTGCGTGTCAACGGTATTACTTTAGACTGGGTCCTTACGCTGTTCCTACTCGTTTTTGTATGGGGCAAGCGTCAAGTGTGACTTCAGGTCAATTTCATGTTCAGTTCCCCGTCAGAATGCGAACTGCTCCAACCGCAATTGAAACTTCAGGAGTAGCAGCAGATTTTGGAATAGTAAGCAGTGGTAGTGGCGTTGCTCTTTCAGGTATTCCTACATTTGCCTATGCCACGGTAGATACTACGACGTTTTTAGCAACATCAACATACCCGTCTGCAAACAGCGCAACAACTTTATTCGCTAATGCTAATACTCCGTATTTAGCATGGTCTGCGGAACTCTAGGTAGGATATAACTATGCCATTAGACTTTCCCTCATCCCCAACCAACGGGCAAACGTACAACGGGTATACCTATAACTCTACTAAGGGCGTTTGGGTAATTGACTCTTCCATGATTGCAAGCATGTCAACGTCAGCCAGTGCCCCGTCAACTCCTCTTCCGGGAGATTTGTGGTATGACTCCGACACGGGATTTACTTTTGTATACTACAATGATGGTACATCTAGCCAATGGGTTGAGATTCTTGCATCAGCTGTTCAAGATTCACCTAGTACACCAATTGACAGCCTAGATGACATTTCAGATGTAAATGTAATTGGAGTTGCTACTGGAAATGCTTTAGTTTTTGATGCCACTACAGCTAACTGGGTACCTAGTAAAGATACGGACGTTATTAAGATGAACGCACAGACCATCTCGGCAAACTACACTATCCCAGCGGGGTACAACGGAATGAGTGCTGGTCCCATAACTATTGCCGCTGGCGTTACGGTCACTATTCCAACTGGGTCTTCTTGGAGCATAGTATGAGCGAGCTTAGCGTTGGTGAACTAAAAGGACTAGCGGTCAACAACAATACGATTACTGTGCCTTCTGGACATAAACTTTATGCTCCCGGTAGCGTAGTGCAGGTTCAATACGCAACAAGTGGATTTGTGAATCAGACCATTAACTCGACAGCCCCACAACCACTTTCTGGACTCTCTGTAGTGATTACCCCAAGGTTTGCTAGTAGTGCAGTTTTAATTGAAGGTGTTATCTCCGCCAGTTGGTCTTATGTAAGTAGTGTTCATATTTTTAAAAATGGTACTGACTTAATTCCTAGCCATGGTGGAAACACTCAAACTGGTGGAACAACAGCACTTTGGACGCATTACATATCAGCACAAGAAGCCGCTAGAAGCAACCAAGTTTTTCCTTTTTCAGTTTTGTATCGTGACTTTCCCGGTACAACTGGTGCTCTAACATACGACTTTAGAGCCAACTCTGGTTACAGTGGTGGCTCGGAGGCTTTTTACTTAAACAACCGGGGTACCTTAGACATGCTTGGCTCTAGCTACATAAAAGTAACGGAGGTTGCACAATGAGTGAGCTAAGAGTGAACAGCCTAACTGACGTTAGTGGTAGTGGTCCAACCTACGCTAAGGGTCACGTTATTCAAGTAGTAAACGTTGACTACGTAACAAGAACTTCACAAGGCGTTGTTGTTAACACACTTTTAAATATTTCAGGACTAGAAGCCACCATCACACCCAAAAGCAATACTAGTAAAATAATTATTCAGGCAAGATGGTTTGGGGAATTTAGCGTGTCGGACCTGACTTGGAATTCAATTTTTGGTGTTAGCAGGAACGGAACCCAAATTGGAAGACAGCCCGACCCCGGCGCAACTGTTAGCAGCGGAATAACCTCGGCGGCACTTAGCTACTTTTTGTCAGACGGAAACAGTACACCAGAAACCATGAGCCTTTTTATTTCTGATTCTCCAAACTCTACTTCAGCATTAACGTACAGAATTACATTTGCGGCTAGTGCTGCTGGAACTATTTTTACAAATAGAGTGGTGGGCTGGGCTAACCAAGCATCAGGATTTGAGCTGGGGACCTCTTCTATTATGCTTATGGAGATTGCACAATGACATCAACAATGAGATTTGACCGCTGGCAAAACAGCATAGGGCAAGCTTATGGCACGGTATTACAAGTCGTTAGCCAAACGAGCTCTACGTCATACGCGGTTGCAATCACCGCACATACTGGATGGTCTACTTTTCCGGATAATGGTTTGCAAATCTCTATTACCCCAAAGTTTTCAAACAGCAAAGTATTGCTGATGGCAAACGTTACTTTGGGGGGAACAGGTTCAAACAACGCAGCATTT